GGTCATTTTTATCCTACAGGAAAGTCTATTGCAAAAGTCAGCATTTTTTATGAAACTGTTAGTGTAGGTACTAACTCAATACAATCAAACCTACAAAACATCCCAGTCAATCTCTTTAGTAAATCAATAAATCATTTATTACAGGATGAACTGATAATCATTAGTGATTTTAATGATGAAACTTGTGCTACTCACGGGTTAAAATATTTTGCAGAAGACAACGGAACCTATTCTCAATATCTTTTTGCCATTAGGAGCATAGATAAAAAGTTTATCGGGTTTCTTTCCGTTGACTATACTAAAAATACTGAGCTCACTGATCTGGAACTAATCGGATTAGAAATAGATGCAAGTGCACTAGGTGGAGTGTTAATGAATCACCTAAATCGATGAAAAGAATAATAGAAAATTTCATGGAATTTATGGATCTTGCAAGAATAAACCAAGGACCAGACGGATGGTCAATCTATGGATCTAATCCCAAGTTAAAAAAGAAAACAAGACACAAGGCTGCGATTAAAATGGAAGACTTGTCATATAACGAATTAAGATTTAATGTTAATTCAACTATTGATGGGTATGTTAAAGTAAAAGAAGACGATCCAACTCTATCATCTGATAATGAAACCCTGTTTGATAAACTTATACTAACTAATCCTAGTGATTTTTATAATTTTAGATACGATAAAGAAAAGGATAATAAGAACTTATCTGCTATTGATTCAGAAAATGTTCTTAGGATTAGAATTGGATCTAGAGATTTTACCGGAAGAGGCGGCGGTGTTACTCACGTATCTGTAAGAGTTCCTGAAAATTTTGACTATGATAAATTTCAATCTGAGTTACCTAATATAAAGATAGCGTTTACAAATAAAACTGAAGTAGACAGAGTTATTAAAGAAGTTGAGGCTCTTGTAACTAAATGCACAGGAAGAGAACCTACTGTGTTTATGGATACTAACCTAGATTACAAACAGGATATTGTAAATTTTATCAAATCTATAGAAGAAAAGCTAGGTAAAGAAGATACCAAAAAGATATTTAGTGACATCATTAATAAATTATAAGATTTTGTGATTTAACTTAAATCTCCAGAGTCAACGATAAACCTCTTTGGATAACAGGATTACTAATAGTCTTCGTCATCGTCTCCAAAAGAAATAGCACTAAGGGCTTCTGATTCCCAATTAAGTAAGACGTCATCTAACTCGTCATCCACCATTATCAATATCTGCAAATAATCTGAATCTTGCGATCCTTTACTTAAAAGTATCTTATCCTTAATTGCATCTGCTTTTTGTATTATAGATGTCTTCAGTTTTTCCTTAACTGACTCTGAATTATCTTCTTTCATAGGTATTATGTTATTATATTATATTTAGTAAAATATAAAAAGTTTTAGGATAAATAAACTAAATAAAAATAAGTTTTATCAAATGAAGAATTTTATGACTATTAGAAAACTATACGAGACCTATGATCAACCTCAAAATGATCAAGAGATGCAGTCACATATGCAGACGCAGCAACCATCTAAAATTTTATCAATGGATCAATTTATTGACAACACTGATGAAATTGACAACACCGATCCGATGGCCGATCCGATGGCCGATCAGATGACTGAACCTATGGCTGAACCTATGGCAAATCAACAAACTGCTCTTCCTGCTTTTGATCCAATGAATTTGACAGTTTCTCAATTTATAGAACGTTGTGATAAGATAAACCCATTAGTTTGTATGGGACTTAGCACGTTTATTGAAGCAAACAGTGAAGCTTTAGCAAATGAGGTAAATGGAGGCGAAGAGTTTGATTTAGATAAAGAAGCTAACTTAGACTTTCCACCAGAAGCAGCACCTGAAGCAAAGCCTACTGATTTTTCATTAGATCAGCCTGCAACAGACCTTGATTTTCCACAAGAAACAGAACCAGTTGCTATTTAAAACTATCAATGAGGACGACTAACGAATGGTATGGTGCCGACACCATGGGTACTGATGTAACTCATCTAATCCCATCGCCTGACGAAAAAAGGTTTAATCATCTAATGTATACTGCCGGTACGAGTACATCAGTACCATCCCATTGGAACAACTCTCCTTTTTTAGCAGGCGGTAGACTGACCAGTACGTTTGGGTCTAATCCTAAAAAAGAGAAGAAAAGAAAAATCATGACGTATGCGGAATTTTTAGAGTCAAAAATAAAAAGAAATAAATAACAAAAAACAAGAACTGATGGGATACATTAAAAACTTTACAAACTTTACTACATCTAATGAAGGAGTAGTTAGTGAAGAGACTGATGTAATGTTTGACGAAACTCTAACTGATCTTTCTAAGAAAATCCAAGATTACAAGAACCAGATAAATCAGTGGGAAAAGGCAAAATTAGATAGAGAAAAAGTATTAGCTACTGAATTGAAAGCGAAGGCTGCTCAAGTAGTTACACCAGCAGCGCCTACTCAACCAGCTACTTCTTAAGATGAATAGAAAAATAAAGACATACAATGATTTCATTAATGAATCGACTAGAGAAGTCGTGTACCCTAGTAATTTTAAAGGTATGGTCCAAAGCACCTTATCTGGACTCTATACTCAGATCATTGCTATAGCTCAAGAATTAGCTAACGAAAAAGCCGCTAGGAACCCCGGTAGGTACTCAGGTACTCTAGAAGAGGTAGATATTACTAGGGCTATGAATATGATATTCCACAGCGATTGGAAGAAGAAGATTAAAGAGAGGGCCATTGGGGAGGTTTTACAAAAATCAATGGCTAGAGCAGGTAAACAGGATGAAGTTATAGGTAAGAAGAATCTTAGAGCATTAGGTAGATCAAATGGAGATACTGACTTTAAGGTAGACATCAATAAATCTAGCGTAAGGTTTAGTGATAAAAAAGACGGTGGTGGACCGGGTTCAAACCAATAAAACAAGATGACAGAACAAGAACTAATAGCTGATATAATTGATGAGATTACTTTTTCAGGAGCGTTGCCTTATTCGTTACCTGAAAAAGAAATAACTAGAATTCTTGAAAACGACAGTCGTTATTTCTATGACAACTGGAGACACGCTGTCGAATCTCAATATCTATTACTTCCAAAAGAATTATTTAGTACCCCTCAATTTAAAAAGAAACGCCAGATAATACTACCTGACTGTGTACAGTTTGTTGTAGATTTTAAGGAGGCGAAAGGCGGCTCTATATTTGGATCAATCGACCGAGATTTTGCAGAACAGAAATTTATAGGTGCTGAAATATTCTTGACTCCTTTCATTGGAGAAAGTATTATGTACAGGACAGTAATGTTTTCCTTTCTAGACTTAAGTAAAGCAATGTTAATTGATACTATCGCATATGACTATAACAAAAACACTAAGCTATTGGGTGTATTAGGAAGATCACCAGCAACAGCGGCTGTAGTTAGAGTCTTTAAAAAACTAGATAGAGATAAGTTATATGAAGACGAGTTGTTTCAAAGATACGTTCGTGCACATGCAAAAGTAAGGTTATCTCATCTTCTCCAAACATTTAATTATGCTTTGCCTGGTGGAGTAACTGTTAACTATCAAAACGTAGTGACTACTGCTGAAAAAGAAATGGAGACTGTGTTAACTATGATGAAAGGCGAGAACACAGCTGACTGGATGTTCTTACACAGACAATAAAAAAAGAAGAAGATGGCACAACTTAGGGACATATATTTTAGGGATCAAAACGATCCTAAATTCCAAGCCAATAAGATAGAGGTAACTGACGACCTTGAAGCAACTATTCAACAGATAATGATGACTATCTTTACTAGAAAAGGCGAGGTCTTAGGAGAATCTAACTTTGGTTTAAATTTAGATAATTACTTATTTGAATTTAACGTGGATCCAGTAAGTCTAAGTAGAGCAGCACAAGATCAAATCTATAGCTATGTGAGTGAAACTAGAAAAAGAAGAATTACTATTGAGCCTTCTCTATATCCAGACACAGTTTCAAATAGAGATATTTTAGTTTTGTTAATAGACATCCCTGAGATCAAGGAGAAGATTGCTGCCTTTTACGATTAAGAGCTTTTAATGCAGTTAAGAAAAAGAAGTATTTGAATCTATCCCAGAAAAATATTGAATAAAAAGTCGTAAGTTTCTTTGTTGATTACTTAACATCTCAATCTTGCTTCTTTTGATTTGTATCTGCTTAGAAAGATCAGAACGTAATGCAATCAACTTGCAGTAGTCTGCACTATCATTACAGTCGCTAATGAATGCCATTTTTCTGGCTTCGTCATTAGTGTAAGTCTTTTTTCCAGCATCGTCTACTGCATTTAAGACTTGTGACTTTATTTCAATCTCAAGCTCGGTGATAGCTTTTTCGTTTGACTCTACTAAGTCGTTTGTTTCAATGAGCTCTAACTGATTGTCATAAACAGCCTTAGGAATATCAGATAGCTCTTGAGCCATGTCTAATGGTGATTTCATAAATATAGTTTTAGATTATAATACAACTAAACTATCAACTGTTAAAGTTGACCAGCTGCGCCTACTTCTCCTCCTTCTTTGGTCTCGCTACCGCCTGCTTCTGCAGCGGCTCCTGCTGCGGCTGGTGCGGCTCCTCCTGCTGCTGGCGGTGCGGCTGGTGCGGCTGGTGCAGCAGCTGCTGCTTCAGCTTCAATTTCAAGTTTTTGATCAAACCACTGCTGGTTTGATTCAATCTCACTCTCAGTAAGCTTAAGCTCTTTTCTAACTAAGTATTCAGTAGAGAAGAATGGTGTGCCATCGTCTTTCATGACTCCTTTTTTGGCTTGGAATGCAGCTATACGTTTTGCTTCAATATCGTTCTGCTTAGCCTCTTCAAAGATATTATCATTGTTGTAGTTAATACCTATTGCGTTGTTAAATTTATAGTCATCACCAAGCTCAGGAAAGTCTAAACACATTTGCAGATACCAAGGCTTTACTAATAATTCAGAAAAAGCTGATCTTAATCGTCTAATGAATTTTTGGTATCTTACCTCTTCTCTAGTTATACCTTCAGCATTAAGGGTAAATGCACCCATTCCACTCTGTCCTTCCCAACGAGAATAAGGAATTTTAGAATCCATCTTCAACTTCTTATAGAAGTAGTTAAGTAGTTCTGAACCAGAAAGGTTTGGTCCAGGTGTTTGTAGAGCCTCTATCTTTATCTGCTGTTGCTGATCGTTTATTGGCATAACATAATTCTTGTAGAAAAGAATGTTGGGTTTACCGTCAACGCTTAATTCACCAGTATCTCCATTGAAACTGATATCTTCTTTAAACAGGTTTAAAAACTCACGAACATCTTCTTGGCCCTTTTGAAAGCTTTTACTCCCGATTGGAACAGTAGTGGTTAGACGAATTGGTGCATTCATTACGTGCCAAATTACTTTACTATGCTCGATGATTCTTAATAAGTTGAATGACCTAATTAATCTCTCTACAAAACTTACTCGCTTTGTCCTAAAATGGTTGGCATAAGATAAGTATATTATTTGTGAATCATTCAATATTCTAGTTGAACCGCTGTTTGGATCGTACTGTACCCACTGTAAGAAAAGCTTGCCTTTAGGATCCTTCTGTAGTTGAGGAGCGATACTTGCAGGATCTATCTCTTTAAAACCTATTATCTCCTTTGGTTTTTCTAAGTTATCATATAGGATCTCAAAAGAAAGGTGACCTTCTACTAAGAATTGAAAGGCGTACTGCCAAGCAGCGATACCTTCACCGAATCCCCAAGCAGTATAGATCTTTTCAAAGTTATCATTGTATTTATTAATCACAGATTCTTGGTAGTGTAAACGATCTTCTTTAGTGTTTCCTCTGTATAGAAGCTTGCCTGTCATATCTCTTGCATAGGCGAACCTTGCCTCTTCATCATAGACTACCATGTCATCGACTATTGTTTCTAAGATGAATTCTATCTCTCCATTTGATGCAACATCCCGTAGGCGCTCTCTCTTAACTACATAATCTAACTGAAAAAAAGCAATAGCTTTTGTTCTTAGCTGAGAAGTAGTATCAGCAATAGCCATTGAAAACTTCATCAACTCGTCATTGGAGCTTAGCCTAGAACTTCTAGCTTGTAGCTGACCCTCAATAAATCCGATTGCTTGTGAGTTTTTTAAGAGAAGATCCTCATGGCGAGTACCAAACTTACTTAAACTGGCCAAAGCTCCTCCAGTTCTTCCTTTTAATGTGTCTAAAAATCCAGCCATATAGTTATCTGTTTAATGAATTTGTTAAAAAGTCCTCGTATACCTTAGCTAAGTTTATAGGACTTGGCAATAAACCTCTATCAGAAAGCCTAGGATTGACTAACATTCCAAACCGGTTCCAGTCAATCAATCTAGCTGAACTGATATCGTCCATGCTATACTTATTTATCGCGTAATAAAGATTATCTGCACCCGATAGTTCTGAGAGCAGACTCGGTGTAATCATATAGAACTTTTGGTCTATTACTTGTCTCTCAGCCAAAGGACGAAGCTTGCCGGTAGTATCAAAGAGATTACTTAACCCGTGTTTCAAGGAAAAATTCCAATAGATATGAAGTATCTTTTCTAATATCGGTGGCGGTACTACTCTTAAGTCTAACATAATAATCTTTTCCTGCCAGTTTTCGTGAAAGAAAACCAGACCGATTGGATTTAGGTCAATATAATTCTTACCTCTAGTATATGCTGATATGAATTCAGCGTTCATATCTACTGCGGGTGGGACTATAGTGAACTGATAAAATCTTCCAGGTAAAAGGCTTGACCTATTTGTATTAGTCCCTTTTTCTGCAACTTGCTCAAAAGTAAGCCGCCCGTCGTTTTTTTTTATATCTTTAAAAGTCTTCACGATATCTTTTACACCTTATTGAATAGAAAGTTTTCAGTTATTATACCGAATCTCATTTTATTTTTATCTGCATGCACCTGAGCTGCCTTAAACTTTGAAGTGTTTATCAAGTATTGTTTAGCATGCCTAGCGTAATTTAAGGTCTGTTTTTCAGTAAGTCGCTTGGGTTCTTCCGGTGGGCTCAAGTACTTGTTAGGCTTGATCTCAATCAACCACCTAGTTATCTTTCCTTCTAGATTCTTGGTCGCCATATAACAGTCGATCCAATAGGTACACTCTTTCTTAAGTATAGGATTCCAATAAGGTATGCCGACTGGCTCCGATGCGTATTCAATAACACTATCGTTATTATCACAGTACACGAGGAACTTTAGCTCCCAGCTTGACCTGTAAATTATTTTAGTAAGGTCGCCAGTATACTTGTCTGGATTTTGTGGAGTAAAATATCCCTGTTTGACCCTGCCATTTTGTGGCTTTAAAAAGTCGTGGATGTCTCTTTTCTCCTTTGCCATAAACTTAACCTATGTATTTTGCAATCAACTCGTCTGCATCCCGTGGATCAAGAGAACCAAGCTCAACCAGTTTTAATACTAGAGAAGCGACTGCAAGGTTTTCAGGAATGTCTTCTTCAGATAATTCAAGGTCCTCGTTATTAAATGCCTCTTCCAATTCAGCATGAGCAGCTATTGCAGCCTGCTCAACTTCTTCTTCAGAACCGACTAGCTCAACTAATTCATCTAATAATGCAGTGTCAACAACTATCATCTCTTCTGCAGACTCGTCCTCGTTGATTTTTTTAGAAGAGAATTGTCTTAGTGACATGATTTTATTCATAAGATTTATTTTTTGATTATTTATCTCCTATAATAACAAGAGATTTAGATAGTTAAGATCTTCCATTTTCCTTTCTTATCTTCGACTAGACATGTTGAGTTTTCACAAAAATCTCCAGAGTTCATGTAGTCTTCTTCAAGCTTAGGCTGGTGGATGTGGCCGCATACTGCAACATCGTATCCTTTTTCTTTAGTTAGGCCACGTGCGCCCATCTCAAAGTCAGAAACAAAATTGATTGCTCCTTTCACCGACTGCTTAATGTCATTTGCAAGTGAATGATATTTTAAATTAAATGTTTTTCTAACTCTATTATAGATCGTGTTTAACTTGATGACTAAATCGTAAGACCAGCCACCGATTACTGCTAACCATCTTGCTTTCATGATAATAAAGTCTAATACATCTCCATGAAAACAATAGTAATTTCTACCATCTACACCAACATGATTATACATTCTAACAATTTTAATGTTGTTTAACTTGAATGGGATAAAGTCTTTTAGAAAGTCATCGTGATTTCCTCGAATATAGATTACTTTGGTCGCACCCTCCGACAACTTTATTATTTTTCTAATTATTTTGGTACAGTCGTTTGTCCATTTGCCATTACTTCTAATAGCCCAACCATCAATTATATCTCCATTTAAGATTAGGGTTTCCATCTCGTTTTCCTCTAAGAACTTTAATATCTTATCAGTTTGAGATTGTCTTGCACCCAAATGAAGGTCGCTCATAATTACGGTTTTCCAAGCTTTCATTTTTACTTATTTTTTAATACTAATTTTGATTACCAATAATTTTTATCTTGTGTAAAATACTCCTTATTGTTATGATTGAAAAATGAACCGAAAAAAAGTTTGACCATATAGAATAATCCTTTGTTTTCAAATCGTCTTGGTGGTGTGAACACAATATTGTTTATCCTTCCGAATTTTTTAGGTTTAATTTGTTTTGAGAAATAATAATCTTCAGCAACTTTGATCTCTTCATCAAAACCTTTAAGTTCTCTAAATCTATCAGAATTCACCATCATAAATCCACCTAAACAAAAAGGAGTAGACCACTTTGAAATGATTTGTAGAATATCAAAAAGGCGATATATGTAATTATATTTGCCATTATCGCTTCTAAACTTTGTGGTAACTAAGTCTAATTTATTTTTGTATATTTTTAAAAATGCTCTCTTGATACACTTAGGGTCCAATATAAAGACGTCGGCATCCATAAACAAGACATATGGTGTATCTACTATTTCAAACCCATTGTTTCTTGCTCGTGCAGGCAGACCGCCATCAGCTAACTGTAAATCAAATATATCATTGGAGTATTTGTACTCTACTCTATTCAATAGCTCAGTTTTTGTAATTCCATCATTTGATGCATCGCACACAACAACTTTTACGTTGTTCATATCGGCTTGATAGTTTAACAGGTCGAGTGTCTTTTGGATAATACTCTTCTCGTTCTTACAAGGAATTATGATTGTTAGATATTTACTTAGTTCCATTCCTTAACGTTTTTTTAGATTCATATAAAAAGCATGTCTAACTCAGAGTCAGAAAAATACTTGTTTATAAGAACATTAAAAGACTCTATGCTTGTCTTTTTATCTATCTTTACGAGCATAGAATAAGCATCATTAATGTCTTTAATTAACTTGATTTGTATTCTATTACTTGAGTAAGTCTTAGCCAGGTCAGAAATAAATTTGGACCAAAGGAAGACAGAGTATCCTTTTTTGATTAACTCGATAGATTGTCTTTTTCCTGCCAAATCGTTGTCAAAAAAGATCTTGGCATTTCTTTTGGTGAGTAGATTTTCCAACAACAAACCACTCTTTGAGACACCAGTAGTAGCGACACAATTAAAAATAAACAAGGAATCTATCTGACCTTCTGTGACGATCACATCTTTTGTAAAATCGACATTAAGAATGTTAAAATAATTATTTAGGGAATCGACTTCGTGTATTACTTCTGGACTCATACCTTTTATTAGACCATTTTTATTAAACTCAGCATAGTTCTTTATCAGATACTTGGGACCATATGATTCTCCAAGTCGTCTAATTGCAAATCCCAATACCCTGTCTGACTTATAGTCTATGTTAAAAAGAAATACCTTATCATCATTGGAATCAAAATAAGCTATCTTATTAAAGTCGGGCAATACATCAAGGTTTCTAGATTCTATAAAATCGTAGACTGCAGAGCCGCCTTTAGCTTCGGAACATGGCTTTAAGGAAAACCTTTCTGCTAAATCTGTAAGTTTCATTAATTGGGAACCTGCATTCAAGCTAATGAATTTCTCAAACATCGACCCTCTCTTCTTAGAGCGAGTCAACAATTCAAACTTTGGTTTCTCGTTAGCTATGGATGGAATACCTAGTGAATATTTACCAGCGAATGCTGAGACAAACCCAGTAAGATCAGCTTTTGCTCCACACCCGTCGTTGTAGCACTTATACGTATGAGTAGTAAGATATAGATTACCTCTCTTCTTTTTAGGGTCCTTCTTTGAGTCACCACAAAAGGGGCAGGCAAAATTTAGCTTATCACCAGCATCAAAGATCTGTTGTTTTAAATTGGAACCTGGAAACTTTTTCTTAAGCAGGTCCTTTACAAAATCATGTATGCTGTAGCTCACTAAAAAATCAAACATTTTCTTCTTCAACTAGGTCTTCAACTTCCATGCCTTTTTCCTTCTTCTTAGTCAATCTTTTTATGTACTTTTCAAGCTCCATTTTTGGGACAACTATTGTGTCTAGTCCGTATTTTGTTAAAATGGTTAAGTACTCTGGAAAATCTGCCTCACATACGTCAGCGTCTGGGTTTCCTAGTATTCTCCAAAATTTTTCAGGAACCTCTTCATGTTCTAAAGAATCTTGATTGACTAAATATAAAGGGTATAGGTTAGCATCGTCTTCTGCTTTTTTACCTTTTGCTTTAACTACTGCAACTGCTCTCTTTAGGTTTGGGTCTAGTGAACTCATCCTCATTGAAGTAAGTAGACGATTTACAGGTTCAACGATTAGAGTAAAGAATTGAGAGTCTAGATCCATAGGCATTGCTATCTCTGCTGGAAATGAACCAGGTACGTATGCAAATACATCAAAGCCATTATCGTTTTCTGAGCAATAATAAAACTTTATCTTGTCCTTTTCTCTAATTTTAGGATACCTGTTGATTAAACCGGTTTTTATTAAAAGATGATTATAGTACACAGATGCTCTAGGATATATTGAGATACCTTTTTTAATTTCTAATCTGGCCTCACTAGTCACATACTTCTCATATACTCTAATATTGTAGTTAAATGAAAGGTCATCGATGGTTAAAGTTTTCGCTTCATCTTTAAGCGCTTGTAGTTTAGGAATGATGTCGTCTTCGATATTAAGTCGCTTTCCTCGTTCTA